GGTTTCCTCTGCAAGATATTTAAGAGAGTTCTTTAAAGTACTTATTGCCAGACTCTTTATTTCCGAAGCGTCATGCTCCCTTTTTGTTTTTAGATCACGTATACGTTTTTCCTCTTTCGCTTTTGCATCCCGTTCTTTTATCATTTCAGGTGTAAGCGGTGGTGGCACAGCAGGTCTAATCTCTTTTAAAGTTGGTATAACTAACTTCTTCTCAGCCGAAGTCGGGTTTTTTGTAGCCATCTAAAGTATCTCCTTTTTTACATAGAATTAGGGGGCACGCTAAGCGCACCCCGCATCCCTTTTTTAATTGCTCACCAAGCCATCGAGCTTGAACGACGAGCTACTGAACGGCGGCGTCTCCGCGGAGCTGCCGGTGCTGCTGCAGCACGACGTTCAATACGATGGATTTCGTGATGTTCAATTATAACACCAGTCTTCTTACGTCTCATTTCGCAAACCTCCCTCTAGTTATTGAGCGTTAGCTCTATAATGAACAGGTAAGGGAGCCGGGAAAAATCCGCAAGCGGCAGGGCACCACATCCCGTAGGGAGTGCCACACTTTCATCCGGCTTTCCTGTCATTAACCTCTGTAAGTCGCTGCAAGGGGAACCTCAGCCCTATGCACGTTTTGAGTTGGCCTTCTGTTTAAATATCTTTGCCGAATAAGCTCGGGGTTCTGTTCGGCAGGCGCCGAAGGAGCTTGCGCCTGTACTAAGGGATTCGCACCCTTAGCGGTAATGTGCTGGGTATTTATAAGGGTTGTAAGAACGCTTCTTGCAAGATCCCGTTCCGTTGGAACTTGTGCTTGCGGTGCTTCAGCAGGTTGAGTTGACTGCGGCACTTGAATCCCATAATCTGCGGGACTCGGCTGCAAACCTACCTTAGCGGCCATTTGCATCTGTTCATTTGGCGGTAATTCTTTATAAGGAACGCTCACACTAATCTTAGGAGGGTTCGGTTTATTCTGCAAAGCCTGTATAACTTGAGCTTGCTGATCTGTTGCCGAACTTTTCTGTTCCATGCGTTTTGCTATACGAGATTTTATTTCGTCCTTGTTCGGAATTTCCGACAAATCCAAAATTAAGTCATATACCATATCCCATGGTATACCCATCTGACCGACAGCGTCTACCATCGCCCAGAACTGCGACATTTTTTGAGTAGCAGTAGCCGGTGTTTCGGAGATAACAATATCGAATTCACCCACACTAAGGTCATTCAGCGTTTGCTTGATCGGGCCCAGCATTGGGTTAGGTATCGTTACTTTCTGATTTACCGTGATAAACTGCATATGATTTGAGTCATCCATAATTCGTATAGTCTGTTCATCATTATAGAACTTCTGTACGAGCCCTGGATTGGACCCTTGTCCCCACAGTTTAATCATCAAGGTTTTTTTCGCCATACGAAGATTATCAAACAGTATAACAGTTCCGGTATTGGCTTGTTTTTGCTGCATTTCGATGGCCCTTCCGGAGGCTCCTGTAAGCTGTGAACCCATCGTCGAAGGATTTATGTTAGATATTGAGTAGATATCCTGCCTTGATATGCTTTCTGCCTCCATTATACCACTAGGGAGGGGAGGGGTGTCAACCCTTTTCGGAGCATCATGTCCTGGCCTATGTTCTAATATTGTACCAGGCTTTGCTCCGTTCTCTTCGTACTCTATCCTCTGACTGTCCGAAAGAGCGCCGGCCTCTGCCTGCCAAGCACTATTGACGTTGGTGTTAAGTATCTGAATCATATCGCTTCTACGCTTATTTATTTCCCGCTGGGAGTCTAATAAGTCTCTCACCACTCCACAGTATTCGTCGCCCTCACCTAAATAGTAACACCACTGCGCAGTTAATGGGAAGTCATTTGTCTGCCATTCACGCGGACCCTCCAGAGTAACTCCCCCAATAAAGGCGGCATACATTACTCTTCGATAAGGTTTATCTACGGTTTCTACGATAAACGGAAGCTTATCCGGGGTTATTTCTTCGGTTCCATCGCTCAATTGATAGTATGGGCGAGTAGATATCTCATACCACCACGTTTCTACCAGCCGGCATTTGTTTTCATCTGGCTGATACCAAAATTTTTCCTGATCTCCAAAGCAGTCTTTTTCATCATCATAACGGTCTGCCCAAGAGTCAATGTCCTCCGAATGTTCCGGATACCACGATTTTAATTCATCCTTATCTTTCCAGTGTGCTTCATGTATTCTTTGCGCATCTTTAAAGCCCGGTTTAATACTATTCATATCTGGGTAGACATCAAAGGGACTGGCTTTCTCTATAATAATTGCCGCCTCGTTTTTTGCAAAGTCCCAGGTATACCATTGTTTGTACCAGCCTAAGCCGCATATCCAAGCGTCAAGACAAACTGCGGATTCTACAGAGTCATAGTCACTTCCATCAAGGATATACTTTGTTACCCCCTGCCGGATCTCTGCAAAATATGAACTGGCAAGATTTCGTGATAAGAATTTAGGGTCGTATCTATTAAGACGTTGATACCCGCTTAATAAATTAATAAGTGGACGAATAACATTCAACGTATTTGCTGGTCTGTCCGCTTCAGCCAGTTCATCAAGCACCCCATCATCCCACTGCTTGCTTGCATAGAAATCGTAGTCAGTACGCGCCAGCTCACGCCAGTTATACCTAGCCGCTTCGTCTTCTTCAAACCATGCCCGGGCATCATCTGTCGTATACTGCGGTTCATACTTACTCTCTGTATCTTCCTCGGGTTCATCAATTGCCTCTTCTATTTCTTCCGTTGGTATCTGTGAGGTACCCCCAGGTGCTTCGGTCCCCTCATCTGTTACCTGCGCAGGATTATTATTTAGTTTTTGTCTATCTTCCTGAGCGTTGCTTGGAACGCCCAAAACGTTTTCGTCCATTTTTACTTCCTCCTTTCTCTAATGCAAGCCAGTCTGTTTTATCTGCCCATTCTTTCGCCCACGGTTGGTGGGTGGAAAAGGCAAATTTTGCCTGAGCTATACTCTTAAATGGCATTTTAAGCCCCCCTTATCTTGCCATCCACGACAGCCGCCCCGCTACTTTTTTAGCAGGTCTGCCGAAAATATCTCGTTCTATTTTATGCTCTCTATGTACAATAGGAGAAAACGGTCTTTTTAAAAACAGGTACCCACAAGAGTCAATTGCATGGTCCTCCCCCTGCGTATCCAATTTTTCTGGATTACTCTTATCTGTACATATTGCTGGTAATGTTCTTATAAGATTAACACAATTATCAAATATATACCATGCCGGGTCTTCCGGAACATTCGCCTCGGATTCCTCATAACCCTTGAGCCGCATATGAATTTGCTGCTTCATCTGAATACGGTCTTTTGTACAGGGTATAATATCAAAGCCTTCTTCAAAAAACTCATCTGCAATGCAGGTGGCCTTACCCTCTCTTCCCGATCCCATGTTTGCCCACATGGAATTATCTGCCACACGGAAAGACACGTCCTCATTATCGCCTTCCATAGCAAGAGCCTGCCTGGCAACTTCAGAAGCAATCATCTTCACCCCAACGTTTGGCCGCCCATGCTCACACCCGTAAAACTCTCGGTAAGTATATATTACTCCGTCAGGATCTTCAGCATGCCAGTAAATAGCAAAAGGCTTTGCGTACCCCCAGTCAATAGAAACAAACCTTTCCCACCCCGCCGGTATTTCAAAGGGCTTCTTCACATGAATGTAATCATAAAACTCTGGGAAGGCCTGTCCCTCAAAAATATTCCAATCCCCGTGAAGCCATGCTTTAGCGAGGGTAGCTGGCAAATGCTGCAGCATTGCCCAGTAACTCTCATCAAGATGGGGATTGTCTGTAGGAAGGGCGGGAACAAAAGCGAACATATACGCTATGTCCTGCAGCTCTTCCGGATAGATGCGATCAATAAAATAATTTTTTACCCAGTGGGCACCAATACCCCCTGGATTAGTTGCAGCTATGAACTTCGGAGCTTTTATTCCCGGCCAGCGAAGAGACCCCCGAAGGGTATCAAATATTCGCACCTGGCTTTTTGTGAGTTCATCTACGGCAGCCAGCGCAAATTCTGAAGACTGATACTTTTCAACATTTCCCTCATCAAGATTACGAAGGAGGATAACCCCCGAGCCATACTGCGCTTTCAAATAAAACCCAAACCCGTGATCTTTTTTACGATCTGCTATCTCGCCAATAAAAGAGGGGAACTCCTCCCGCATTTTAGAAACCTGTCGATCTATGAGAGTTGGATAATCCTCACAAAAAAGAACTGTTACCACGCGTTTCATACCAAGAGAGGCCATGAGCAAAAGAAACCGCAGGCTGTACCAACGAAGCCAATAACTTTTACCCGGTCCGCGTGCCCCACCGAATAAAGTAAAGGCATGCGTATCAGCCTCCCGTGTAGCAAGCTGCTGCTTATCTGTAAAACTGCATAACGAATCTATATTTAAAATCTGCTTTGACATCCGTAAACCCCCTATCTACTCTACATTATACCGCAGTATTGACTTAGCTGTGAAGCCTTTTTTATGCAGAGTACATACTACTATATGGAAAGGTTACTAAAAAAGGGGTGGTGGGGGGCAACAGGAGGCTGGGCGCTATTGTACAAGGCCACGTTGTACCTAAAAACATTTTTTTAATTTTTCCGGTTCAAAATACTGAAGGGTATAATATATACAGAGAGGGAGGGGCACGGGGTGGGGGTGGGGGTGCCCCCGCGTTTCCTGGTGCGGCTACGGCTACACGCGCGTGTGAGCGTCTGCGCGCACGCACAGGAGCGCATACATACGTATACGCGTGCACATGTACACGTACGATCGCATACAGGCATACACGATCATTAAACGCGCATAGAAGCAAAAACTTTTTAAACTTTTTTGAAAAAGGTATTGACAAGTAGCTTACCTTTTGTTATGCTATGTGTAGATCAAAAAACGAAAGGGAGTAATCACAATGACAACAGTAGAAAAATTTGTAAATGCTTTAGAAGAATTGAGTCAGTCATATGAACAACCGGAGGTACAGGCTTTTGTTGATAAGCTCTGCGGTCAAGCAAACCTGCCAAGCATTGACGAAATAGCAATGATAGCAAAAGACATAACGAAATAAGTCGAAACCGCCTGCAAAGGCGGTCTGCATGAAACAGCCACCATGCACTGATGAGACAGGCTGAAAGGATGATAACGATGTACAGATCAATACGAGAAGCAAGCAAGGCTTTACGTGCAAAAGTGGATGTTTCAAAAA